TCATTGTCCGAATCGCGATAACTTACCAACACTTGGAAGTCATCAACATAGCCGTCACTTTCTACAGGTTGCCCAATGATTGTGGTATAGATATCACCAGGTAGAGATGCTGTTGAATCAGGCTGTGTATTCACGGCCAGCACATTGATAAAATCTTTGATGATGGTTCCTGTGCGACTGTCGTATACCAGTTGATCTTCGTAGAAGAAAAATCTTGTTTGCAGTACTGACCCAAAGTTGTAACTTAATCCACGAAATGTGATAGTGTAGTTTTGATTTTGTACAACAAACTGTATCAACCAACTGGCGTCAAGATTGGCGCCTGAAGTATTACTAGCATATTGCTGACTCCATGATGCACTATTGCTTTGTGAATATGCATCAAGGTTAGTACTGGTTATGAGATACCAAGTGTAAGGGATGCCTGTTATATCACCATTACTGTCATATCCTAGACCAAAATTGCGATACAACAGTATTTGTTCAGCCATTTGTTGTTCAATGGTATTAGGCAAATCCGTCACAAACAACGGAATGATAGTGTCCACAATAGCACCCGTGGGCACAAAGTTGTTGATTGTCACAGGCCCAGCCCCTGTGTTTAGATTGCCCAGGCCACCATTGTAGCCATCGCCTATGATTTGCTGGGGGCTGGCCCAAATTTCTAAACGCTCATCAGCTTTCATTGGAGTGCCCTGAACCAGCTTGTTGTTGCGATCAAAGTAGTATCCAGTGGGCGGGACAAACTTGATCAAGCTGCCAGGTATCACATATTTGAACATTGTGGTTGTGGTTTCTCCCACAGGAATGGGAGTACCGTCAGGCCAAGTTGCACTGGTAGTTGTGTTTCTGAAATAGCCGGTGGTTTCATTTGCCAGTGTTGTACTTTGATTCCAAGAGTAACCACTTAACCATGTAATACCTGTTGGTTGAGTAGTAGAAGTAATGCGTGGAAAATTCGAATAATAAAATTGTCTTACAGTTTCGCTATCAATGGCGGGTTGTACTTGATTGGTAATAATATCTGCAATTTCGTTACGATTGGTGTAAGAAAACAGTATAGTGGGTAGAATATTTTGTCTCCATATACCGCCATCACTTGAAAATGTATTGGTTGAACTATACTTGCCAGTGTTGTCCACAAGGTCAAGATACCGACTGGTGCCAATGCTGGCACGGTTCAGGGCTTTTGATTTGATGATTGAGTTGTATTGTGTGTATGGAAACAGGTTGTAGTCTTCGCCGTTGACCATGCGGTTCTGTGTGTAGTAACGTGCAGGAGCACGTTGTTTGATTTCGCCAATGGGCTCACGTGCTTGACTGTTTGATACAGGACGTGTGATACCGCAAGTGAATGTAATGGTCTGCAGGTTGCCGTTGCGGTCAGTGTAACTGATGGGCAACACAACATTTTGCATTTCTTCAGGGTTGATAATGTATTGCAAGCCGTTTGAGGCACGAACATACGCACGGAAAATGCCTACGGGGATCTCTGAAAATACACCATCACCAAATACCATGGTAATCTGATCGTTGGCTCTGGAAGTTACTGAATAAATTGGTTGCAAAATATTGTTGCGTTGTTCAGCTGCGGTATAAACGTTTTCAACAAACTGCCACTCACGGCTGATGTTGCCAATGTTGTCCAACTGAAACAACCAACGATCGTCATTGTTTACGCCTTCAACATTGATGTCTACTGTGCGGTTGGCAATGCGTTCAGTTAAATTAAAATCTTGATTTTGTAAAATGCCTTGTTTGAAAAAGAAGAAGTAGCCTGTATTGGCTGATTGAAATCCCAGTTGATCGTTTCTGAACAACATATTGAATACTGTGTTAGGCACAGGGGCAGGTTCGTACACATAATCTCGACCAACTGAAGTAGAAGTTGTAGCTTCAAAAGGCATGCTGATGCCGTCCACTGTGGCAGTATAAGGAATCACAGGCAAAAATCCTGACACTAAATTGATACCATATTCAGCAGTGTCTACACCCAGGACGGTTTGACGATTGCCTGGGCGTCCTACTTTTTGACTGTCAACCAGGCTGGCATTGATAATGGCTGTGAATTGTTCTTGCCAGTCCACATTGGTGGGATCAGCCCAATTTATTGTTACGTTGCTCAAGTTTACGCCGTTGTAGTCCACTATATTTTCAGTTGTGGTAACGTTGAATACTTTGAGAAATCCTTCTGCTGCTGCATTACGTTTGGCAGTGTAACTCACCAAGTTTGCTAGTCGTACAACTGAATCTCTGCGTTCGGCTGTGTCTATGTAGTTTTCTCTAGTGTTTAAGTCTGTACGGAATGCCAGTGCCTGGCCCATGAACGCCATAACATCCAGCAAGGCAATAAATTCGCTGGATTCAATGTAGTCATTGAATGTTTCAGGATAGTACAGACGCAAATAGTCAATGAAACTTTTACGAAGAGTTTCAAAGTCGTAACTTTGAAAGTCGGCTTCGCGGTAAGTTTGGTAGACTTGTTTCCAATCTTCTACGCCAAATATTGCTGTCTGTCTTGTGGTGGTTGCCATTTTTGTCTTGTCCGTGCTTTATTTATTAATAATAAAAACGGCGTAGTTATACATAGCTGGCATTACGAGTTTGTTCGTCAAAGAATATGCTGAGAATTTCGGCGTTAGTGGTGTTGATAACCGTGATCTGAAGTTGTATCAATATGCCATTTTCCTGGGGAAACACTTGTATGTCATTGATAGTGAGTCTGGGATCGCCTCCGGCCACCCGCTGCACTTCAGCACGTATCTGTTGTGAAATTTGTTCAACTTGATTTTCAAACAAAAAATCATACAAAATAGTGCCATAACCTGGACGACCAGGCAGTTCGCCTTGACGAATGCCGAAGGCGTTCAACAGGTCTCTCTGAATTAGATCAAAGTCTGTTAGAGTGAACTTTTTGAATTGATTGATAGTGTTGAAGCCGATAAATGTGGTCATGACAATATTTATGGATTATCCGCCCCTGACTCTACGCAGGTTAGGCAGGTACAGTTTTCTTATGTCATCAACCAATGCTAGTACCAACGCTAACCCAGCATCCACTTCGGCAATGAACTCAGTGTATGGTTTTCCTGCTACATCTTTTTGCAATGATGCATAATCTTTGGCCACATTGTTTAGATATTTCATAATGGCTTCATACTGTGCAATCAACGCATTGGCTGTTTTAACAGTAACTTCTTGTGTTCCTAGTTGAGACAATTTGGTTTGTTGTTCAGAAGTCAATGCTTTTAATCTTTTATTTTCAGCAAACAACGGCGCTGGGGGTGGAACAGGGCCGCCATAATCCAAACTAGGTATTTTGTCGTTGCCGAAGATCCGTGTTACAGCAGCGTCAAGTGTAGCGCGGTCCACGGTATCTTCTGCATCTCCAGGAGGAGCCAACTGTGCTATGGCATCATTGATTTTCTGTTTAGCAAAATCCACAGCAAATGATGCGTCTTTGGCCACAGTATCAAATTGAGATTTAAGATCAGCCGGCAACTTTCCTTTGGCCCAGGCCAAAGTGTCTGTTGCGCTTTTAGCGGCATTCAACGCCACCCCTGCCAGTGCCTTGGGATCAAGTTTGTCAATGGGAATACCCAGTTGTTTGACTGCATTTAATCCTGAACTCATTAAATTTTGTTGTGTTAAGTTTTGAGTTGCTGGGCTGCCTAACAAACTATCAAGATTGTTGATGCCGTCTTTGCCAGTCCACACTGCTGGACTTTTTAACACACTGGTCAACGAGTTGACTCCTTGTGTGAGAAATGATGATACTGTGCCAGTTTTTAAAAGTCCAGCACTTTCTAACTGTGTGGCGTTGAATCCAAATTTACCCACACCCAATGCATCACTGAATTGTGATGCGGTCTGCCCCACCAAAGTTGACGCTTGAGACATAGCTGATCTTACATCTATACTGCTGAGCCCACTAATAGAAGTCAACGATGGTACTTGTTTGGAAAAATCAGCAATGTTGATGCCATTTGTCACAGGTATGCCAGCAATAGATTTAGTAATC